GAGGGTCATAAAGTTGTCGGTGAAGATTTCATGTTAGCAACTGCTGCTGATATCGTCGCTGATCCTTCTGCTCCTGATGCTTTTGTTTCAGGAATCATGGAAGGAAAAGAGTGGGTTTGGGAAGGAGGAATCCTTCGTGAGCAACTCGCAGAACAGACCAAAAAGAGAATCAATACTCTTGTTGATCAAAGAGCACTTGAAGAGCATAAGTTGAATTTATTCAACGAATTCCTCTCAAATCTTTGATTTATAAATAAATATAGATTAATACATTTTAATCAGTTCAAATGTCCGTTGGTAGCAATTTACAAGAAATGGAAAACGTAACCAAAGGGGCTGCACCTGCTGAGACTATGCCTTCGGCTGGCATTCCAGTTGAAGATCTCGGCGGTCCTACTCCTGAAAATTATCGTCCCGATGACGATTCAGCAAAACTCTCAGACCCTGCTTCAACTCTTAAGCAAGTCAAGGATGTAGTCAATGCAAAGGCTGCTCCTGCTGAGGAAGTTGAGTATGAGGAAGATCAGGAAGTAGTTTCCGAAGAGGAAGTAGCAGCATCCGAAGAAACTGAGGAAATTGTTGCCGAATCGGAAGAAACAGAAGAAGAACTCGTTGAAGAAGAAGAGTTTAGCATCGAAGAAGATGTTCAAGCACTTTTCGAAGGCGAGGAGCTTTCTGAGGAGTTCCAAGAGAAAGCACGCACCATCTTTGAAGCAGCAATCTCATCGAAAGTTGCAGAAATCAAAGAGTCACTTAACGAGACCTATCAAAATGCTCTCGTTGAGGAAGTTGTTGCTATCCGCGAAGAACTCACCGAAAGACTTGATTCTTACCTCGAGTACGTTGCTGATGAGTGGTTCCAAGAGAACGCACTTGCAGTAGAGGCAGGTCTTAAGTCCGAAATCACCGAATCATTCCTTGATGGAATGAAGAGTCTTTTTGAAGATCATTATGTAACCATCCCTGAAGATAGATATGATGTTCTCGAGAGCATGGTAGATAAACTAGATGAAATGGAGTCAAAACTCAACGAGCAAATCGAAAGAAACGTTGCTCTTAATAGAAGATTAGCAGAGTCAACCGCCGATGTAATCTTTGCAGAGGTAACTGAGGGTCTTGCTTACTCTCAGAAAGACAAGCTCGCTACTCTCGCAGAAAATGTTGAGTTTGAAAGTGAAGCAGACTATCGTGAGAAACTGGTAACACTGAGAAATTCTTATTTCCCAGCTACATCCGGTACTCAAAGCATCTCTGAGAATCTTTCAGAAGAGGTTTCTACCGATGAGGTTATCTCAGAAGAGGTTTCCCCAATGATGCAAGCCTATCTGCAGACTCTCTCAAGAGCTGCTAAGAAGTGATTTTTAAATCATAACAGTTCAAACTAACTTTTTAAAGAGGTAAAATTCAAATGCAGATGTTCAATACTGAAGCTCTGCAGGAGAAGTGGGCACCCGTCCTTGATTATCAAGGAATGGATCCTATCAAGGATTCCCATCGTAGAGCGGTAACCGCAGTTCTCCTGGAAAACCAAGAGCAAACCCTTCGTGAGGAGCGTGAGTTCCTTTCCGAGGCACCAACCGTTTCCACCAACTCAGGTGCTAATGCAGGTTTCTCTGCTAGCGCATCTTCGCCCGTTGCTGGTTTCGACCCCGTTCTGATCTCCCTGATCAGACGCGCAATGCCTAACCTGGTCGCTTATGACCTCGCTGGCGTTCAACCAATGAACGGTCCTACTGGACTGATCTTCGCAATGCGCTCCCGCTACACCAACCAGACTTCTGGTGCAGAAGCACTGTTCAACGAAGCAGATTCCGCATTCTCTGGTCAGAGCGCATCGTTCAACAACACCCAAGGATGGACTGACGGTAACGTTGGTCTGGGTACTACCGCACAAGCAGGTAGCAATCCTGGTCTCCTCGATCCTACCTATCCTCAGACTGGCGATGCTGGCACCTACAACGTAGGTCAAGGTATGCGTACAGATCAGGCAGAAGGTCTGGGCGATGACACCGGTGCTTTCAACGAAATGGCATTCTCGATCGAGAAGGTCACCGTTACTGCAAAGTCAAGAGCACTGAAAGCCGAGTATTCACTCGAACTCGCACAAGACCTGAAGGCGATTCACGGTCTGAATGCAGAAGCTGAGCTTGCTAACATCCTCAGCACTGAGATCCTCGCTGAAATCAACCGCGAAGTTATCCGTACCATCTACAACGTTGCTGAGTCTGGTGCTCAAGCAAACGTTGCTACCCAAGGTACTTTCGACCTCGACGTTGACTCCAACGGTCGTTGGTCAGTTGAGAAGTTCAAGGGTCTGATCTTCCAAATCGAGCGCGATGCTAACGCAATCGCACAAAGAACTCGTAGAGGAAAGGGCAACATGATCCTCTGCTCCGCAGACGTTGCCTCCGCTCTGACCATGGCAGGTGTACT